CTTCACGAATAATGCTTCCGACCCACAAATTAGCAGGATCAGAGGCCATAACAAAATTGCTGACAAAAAAGTCCTCAATTTCTTTGTCAGTTTTATTACGGGACAGTTTTTCGAACCAGAATCTGTCTTTTCGCTTGTAAAAAGACTGAACACTCGCTTTAATTTTTCCGCAATACTTTTGGTAATCATAATTAGGTTGAGTAAAGTGATTTTTCAGCGCGATATAAGTTTTGTAGGTATCAAAGGGCATCATTTGAAAAAAGTAATGGGCAAAAATTTTTGCCGGAGTTTTTTTTCGACCAAAAATGGAATTAAAGGTGAATTTTGGTGGCCGTCAAAGTAGGTACTGTGGGATGAACGGCAAGTTATCACGAGTCCAATCTACTAGTTGACGAATCATATGATTATTGTAGCACACTTCATCAAAAATAACACCATAATTGGATTCAACACGAACTGCTTGTTCCATGTTTGGTATCACTTTACTTAACTCAATATCATTATGATTCATTCCAATGTATTTGACATTAATATCTGCCAGTTCAATATTATTCACTTTTTCTACTTCAAAATAATCGCAAACAAAATCTAAGGTTTGTTTTTTATTAGATAAGAACTCATTAGCATTAATCCACGAAATATCTGGGCACTCCGATATCCACATAATTCTATTAGCCCATAAAAAAATATTCATTTTGTCTATGGTATCAAATTCGATTGTTCTCAAACTTGAATGAATATTTCTACGAAAGTATGAGTAATAGTAGTCAACATAGTAAATTCTTTTTTTAAAAAGAATTTTATAAAGATGTTGTTTTAGTTGTCGATACAAAAATATTTTTTTACCCTCAGTTTGACATGCAAAGTGGCATAATCCACTCGGAAGTTTGATTATACCATTTTGATATTGTTGAATGTTATCAAAGAAATTAATATTATGACGAATTACTTGATGAGACCAGAATGGTTCCGAATATGTTTCAATTACATCTTTCAATAATGAAACTAAAAGCGTAGAACCACAATGAGATGTATGATAAATTTGATTAATCATCATTTTGACGAACGTTAGTAAATTGTGTCATGCAGTATCTCCCAAATCCAGAATAATAATTTTCATCTGCTATTCTAACTTCGGAAACTCCATGCATAAAATATGCTGGAAAAATGATACACGAATTATTTTTACATTCTATAGTGTATTCATATTCTGGAAAAAATAATTCTCCTCCATTAAATTTTTTTGGTTCTTTATAAAAGTGAGTACATGCAATGGTATCAAATTTGGCATCACAATGGGGAGAATAAAATTCGTTATCATGATAATATCTAATTTTTGTAATGTCCCAATTACAATATAAAAACTTTATATGATATGGACTCAGTTCAGAATAAAGTTTACTATAATTAAATAACTTTCGATTTATTTTTAAAATATTAGAAGTATTTCTATTCATGTAAGCCGCATCTAAGACTATAGCTTTTGCATCTGTAAAATATTTTCCATCTAATTTAGCTGCACCATAGTTTTCTGGACTCTTAAGTTTTCCTGGTTTATTTAAAAACTCAAGTTCTTCCCAAATTAATTTTAACTCTTCGTTATCATACATATTTTCCACAATTAAGTGTGGAAAGGGTTCTTTCAATGCACGAATATTTTCCATTAGAATACCAATCTAGCTCTTGAACTGCGCTTCAGGAAGTTTAATTGCATTGCTTCATACTTAATCTTTTCCTTGAGTGGCTTTGAAATCAACTTAGGAACGCTTTCCAAATCGATACTATTTTTTTCGCAGAAATACACGATAGCATCGATATAGTTCATGTTTAAATCACTATGCACGAGACTCTCAATTTCTTGAGCAAATTTTGATTGGCAGAAAAACTTATCTTCGAATACTTTTTCGAGTTCGTTCTGCATAGGATCTAAAAGATTAACGTACATTTATAACAAGAATTTTGATCATCATAATACATAACTTATTATTTGTCAAGACTGGACAACTTATCTGTGACAAATTTTTTAATATATTGAGTTAGAAGACGAATATATTTTTCCTTATCTCGTTCTTCGTAGATTACGCATTCTCCAGTTTCGCAAGTCATAATGATCACGAACTTTTTAACAGATAATCCTGTTAATTCGTGCAGCATACACGCATATGCTGCACACTGAACAAAGTAATGCTCAATCCATTCTTTTGGCTTTGGTTTTTTGGAAGTCTTAAAGTCAATGATAGAAAGTTCTCCATCATGCTCTGCAATACAATCTACAGTACCGGCGATACCAAGATATTTACTGTAAAGAGAACCTTCTAGTGCATAGATATTATTTATACGTTTTAACTCTGATATCGAAATCTGAAACAGCATCTCAGAAATTGGAAGAACGTCTGAGTTGCAGTCCATGTTACGAAGATACTGCTCAATCAGAGTATGAGTATCAGTTCCTCTTGACGTGGCCTTACGTGTGATACGATCCGCTTCTGCATCACCAACTTTCTTTCTCCAAGAAGCAAAAAAGTCTTTGTTAAAGTGACTGATCACAGAAGTAATTGAGACTAACTTAAATGTGTCAGTCTCACCAGGAACAGTATAATATCTTACACCATCAATGGTGTCTCTCTCTAATCTAGGGAGATCAAGTTCTACATGATTAAATGACATTACATTCCCAATTCAGCTTTAGCAACTAAGTATTCTTTACAGAGACCAGATCTTACAATATCTTCCAGTCCGAACTCAATCAGTTCCATCGAAGGCATTTGATGAAGAATTCTCACGAAATCAATAATACCATTCTTCTCATTTGTCTTTACCAAATCACTTTGAGTGGCATCACCACAGAACATGATCTTAGTATTCTCACCAACACGAGTAATTATACTATCAAGTTCATGAAAATTCAAGTTTTGGAATTCATCTACGATGATAACTGCATTATCAAGAGTTGTACCACGAATGAATGATGTACTCCAGAAACTAATTGTTCCTTGATTCTTTAGATTTCCATAGAGCATTTCAAAATCAGTTTCCGTAGGCATCTGGAACATGTATTTCACCATGTTCTTATATGGAATCTGATACAGCGAAGACTTATCTTCATGATCTCCAGGAAGGAAACCAATCTCACGAGTTGCTACCAGTGAGCGAACAATATAGATCTTTTCATAGGGAGATTTTTCATTTAAAACATCTAACAATGCATTATAGAGTGTAATGAATGTTTTACCCGTGCCTGCAGCACCATAGGCAACAATGTTTTTACCCTCATCATAAGCATCAAATAAACGTTCCTGATTATCTGTAAGAGGATCAATAGCTCTGATGTAATCGAGATTGATTGGTTTCTTTCTCTTCATCATCTTGTTGCTCATTCCAAAGGGAACTGGACTGGTTCCGATCCCTGCTGATTTTTTTCTTGGCATACTAATTAAAAGGTCTAACTTTTGATCCCGGTGCTTTAGAAGCTTTTCTTAACACGTCATTCCACCCTGGGTTTTTTTGAATGAGCTTGTCTGCCCACTCACCCACTTCGCCTGCGGATGCACATCCTTCTGACCAATCCCTCTTCCATTCGGGATTGTCTTTGTACCATTGAGTAATCTCGTGAACACTCATTTCGATTTCTCTTTTTTCACCAGTCTCTACATGAATAATGGGATAAGTTGCCATAATCTGAAATAATATGTAATGTTATTTAGATCCACTCTAAGGCTTCTGCTACTGAAGGAAACTGTTTTTTGAAGATTTCCTTACATGTCAGTGCAATATCCATATGTTCTTTCTGAGTTCCATTAGCCGAGCGAAGATTGATGTAGTGAATCCAGGAGCGGCAGGAACCTGTCATATAGATGCGTGTGGGCGTCGCTAAGGGCAGTACAAAGCGAGCGCACTCCTTTGCCACACCATGATCCAGGAGTTCCTTGTAGAGGCGCATAGAGTGTGCAAAATGATCTTGAATCTTACTCTGCAATGTCAGTTTCTCATACTCGGCAATATCATCAATCGAGTTCTGACGGTTCTTAGTGTCTTGACGGCGAAGGTCAGGAACAGGAATGTACTCACTCAGCAAAGAAGAGTCTGCATAACGCTGCGAAAACTCCTGAAATGTAAAAGACCTATGGCGCAAGATCTGAGCTGCGATACCACGAGTCGTTTCAATCTCCAGACTCATAGTAGATTGCTCAAACACACTCCAATGATTGTGCTTAATACAATAACGTAACAGACCTGCATAGTTTTCAGAATCCTGATTCGCTGGATTAGAAACCCTAGCAATATATGCCATTGTTTGTTCTGCATCTGGAGTAATGCTAATAAGTTTTACTGTCATTTAATCAATCCGGGTAACCATCATCATCTTCAAACACTTCATCGTAATCAGAAAGTGCTGCTGTAATTTTATCATACTCTAGGTAACTCTGAGTATCTGAATAAACTTCAGACTTCAAGGAGTCAACAAGTAATTCAAGATTGCGAATAATCAATTTAAGTTTGTCTCTGTCCATGTTCATGAAAATAATTTTCCAAGATTTCTACGAAAATTTTTATATGGGCACTGGCCACCATAACTATCAGTGCATAAATTTTGTTGCGCCTTTGCAAGTAATTGCATTTTTTCATCCGAAACATAATTGATGCTGGACGAAAAATTTTTTCTATAAAAAGGAATAATCAATATAATTGGTTCCCCCTTTCCAACAATTTGATTTCTTAAATTCATAGATTCAACTTCCATTCCAGTTTGAATTTTATAATTCCATTCAAAAAACCAAGCTGCTCTCATTGGAGTTTTATCTGTATGAACAACTCCGGTTGCAGAAGTAAAATTTTTATTTCTATGTCCAACTGGATGTGTTACTAAACAAGAAACTCCTGGGGAGGTTTTAAATATCCATGGGGTATATATTTTTCCAAAATGTCCATATATTGGTTTATTTGGCATTGTCGGATACTGATTTTTCTCATGCGGAGAATAATCAGTATAATCATATGAGTTTTCCACCCAATTCACATATAAATTTCCATCATTTTGCTCTCTAAAAATAAAATCTGCCCACGCAGGAATAATATAACCAGTATTTAAAAATTCAGTAATTCCTAAACACTTTTTAATATTAATATCATCATCCTTAATTAATTCATAAATGTTATCTTTTTTAGTTTTATATTTAAATTTTTCATTTTTTAATGATAACTGGGAAAACCATTTTGGAAAACATTTGGATGCTGGAATAGGTTCAGGAACTCTATCTTTAAATTTTTCTTCACAATAAAAATCAATTTTTAAGGACATTTTATTCTATTCGTTTTGGTTATTTTAGCACAAAAAAAGGAGGGGATCAACCCTCCTTGAAAATTTACTTATAGAGCCACTGAATATAGGTTGAAAGCAGAACTGTGCTTAAGGCAAGTCCAGCAGTTAAAGACACTACAGTTTGCATCATTGTTTTGCTGCCACTAGTTGTGCTAGTTGTGCTTGATGACGACGATCTTCTTTTTGTTTTTGCTCTTTAATGAGTTGTAGGAAGTTAAGTTTTTTCATTGCTTTTCCTCCCAGTTCCAGTTATTACATGGACGATAAGAAATACCACGATATGTATTTGTTGAATGTGATGGAGCGTGTGTTTCTGAATACCATTTACGGTATTCTAGTTTTGGAGTGTGAGTATTATACTTTACACCACGATAAGTTGCTGTCATCCCTTGGTCCCCTCTTTTACAAATTTGACTCCACGATAGGTCTCATTGTATTGTTGTGGTTGTTGTTGTACTTGTGCCTGTGCTTGACGGCGTTGTTCGGTGTCGTACTCTACACCACGATATACTACTTTCGACATTGGATTTGCTCCTCTACTTTTGGTAAATTTGCGTTCCTTCAGTTTCCTTACTTCCGTTCGCTATTCGGAAATAGCGAATGAACGTATAATATATTAGATAATTTTTTTGTAACTTTTGTTACCGTTCTATGTAACTTAGTGTATGATTCTGAGCATGGAGTTGCTGAATAATTATATCGCATCCAATCTTAGGATCGCAATCTCCGCAAGTATAAACATCTGCTGCTGCCTTACCTTCTTCGGGCCAGGTATGAATACTAATATGACTTTCCGACAACAAACAAACAACAGTGACTCCTTGTGGTTCAAACTTTTTTGAAATTGTTTGAACCACAGTGGCTCCACTTGCCGCTGCAGCATTTTCTAATAGATCTATAAGGCATTGCTCATCATCCAATAAGACAAACGAACACCCATACAAATTTAAAAGATAATGCTTACCCATCTTCGTCCAGTTGCTTAAGTAAATCACTCACAAGAGTTTCTGTTCCATCCATAGTTTTAATTTCAAAGAGACTTGATCTTTGATAACGTTTAATTCTTTTATACACTTTTAAAACTTCTTGGAGTTTACTCTTATCAATTGAAACTTCAATCTTCTCTTCACTAAACCCTGCACTCATTTTTTATTTTTCTCCTTATTAGATTGCCAAAGTCTTGGATTCACTCTTCCATCTGTCCATTTTATATTTTTCAAACCCTCACGATATTTATCCCAATACATATCAAAGATTTCAACTTGTTTGTTGCAAATTACAATATCGTAAAAGGTTTCTTCATCAGAGATATAAGTAACGATATAAGAATTTAAAGGTAGTGCCTTATCTTTCGCTACCGATTTTTCACATTTCTGATAAAGAACATAACACATCAGGAGCGTCCCCCCCAAGTAATATCTGGATAGGCTTCTTTAACAACATCAAGACTAATTTTATACTTATCCGTAAGTCGCTTATCTTTTACCAGACACAAGATCTCAGCTTCATTTGGATACAGACCTTCTAAAATTTGAATGAAGATAGTCTCTCTACGAATCGTAGGAAGGCTGTCGTTGCCACCTTTTACAAAGTTATAGAAGTGCTTGAACTCACGTCTTAGAGAAGAGTGATTAGTTCCCAGTGGGTTTTCATTTGCTTTGAATGGAACTTCGCCAGGAGGAAGAACCGAAATAATTGATTCGTCAAAGTTCCAGATGAGTAACGATTTCAGTGCGTCGTTCTCATGCTCTTTCAGAATTTCAACTTTTTTTGCATTCGTTTTTTGTTTTGCAACGAGATCTAAAATCTCATGCATAAACGGATTGGGTGGAAGTTTGGTGTCGGTTTCAGCCGCCGCCTTCGTCGTCTTCGTCGTCGTAGTCATAATCGTTTTCAAATCTCACTGCTAAAATTTCATCGGGAATGATGTTTCCATTTGAGTCAAACATCTCTGGGTGAGTATACACTGGCGAAGTTTGATAAAAATGTTCTTTGGCCAT